ATCGAATTATGCATAGCACATACGCATTATCAATTGGACCACAGTTGGCTGGTACACGGTGAGCAGAAAAAACAGATTGTTAACGGACTGATGTCCGGCATTATGCTCACCTCAGTATTCGGCACGCTGTGTAATCTCGCTTTGTCCCGAATAGCGTTGGGAATTGCGGGGATGTTTAGTTCAGATTGGGATGCTGTGGCGAAGGGGGATGATTTGCTTTGTTGGAGTCAGGACTTGACTGTACTGACCAAATGGTATCGTGGGATGTTGAGGCTGGGGGTTATCGCGCATCCGAGTAAGCAGGTCTTTGGCCTGCGAGGCGAATTTTTGCGAACGGTGATTGCCCATGATGGGATCCATGGTTGGCCGAACCGTACGTTGGCCTCTATGGTGGAAAGAAAGCCTTGGACTGAGGGCGATTCTGAGGATGATGAAATTGTGGCATTCTTAGATGCATATACCACGACTTGTCGCCGTGGATATGTGGAGAATAACAATTTTATCGGAGGAGTGAAATTGTGGATGCAACGCCGAGGCATTCCGCAAAAAGTGCTCTATATTCCACGCTGCACAGGCGGATTTGGACTGGAAGAGAACATCTTGACCAAATCTGTGACTTGGCAGAGATTTACAGAACCGAAATGGTTCTATCTGCCAGGGGTGCTGACTCGCAACAAAATGACGAAAGTGACTACGCGATTTGGAATAGCGTCAGATGGACAGGCTTTTTCACGGGCTGTCCAAGCAGTAGTCAAACGGAAAATCCCTGAGCGTAAGATTTCAGAGACTGCAACCATAAACAATTTGCCAGTAGCTACATTTGATCCAGCGCGAGTTGGAGTGGATGTGCCTGACAAATTAGCTATGGGGATGGCCGTCTCTCCTGGAGACTGGATCCTGCTGAAAGCGTTGTATCGTGAGACACATCTGAAGCAGATCAAGCGGTTGCTAAGGATCAGTGATGAAGGACGGTTTGGTCTAGCTTTGGCAAAAGATTGGGTGGAAGGACATTTCTATGAGACTTGCACATATCATAACCCATTTTGGTTATCCACGCGTCGGGCCTGGTGGGTGCGCTTGACGGTGCGTTGGAAGGATGCTCATGGTGCGGCATCCCAAAGCCAATATTGGAGTGATATGGGCCATTGTGCTCGGTGGGTTGATGCTCACTTGGACGTACAGTTGGCTTCAGACAAGTATGAGGGTAAATGAGACTGTTTAAAGGCATATCGCTTTTAAATGGGTATCTATCTAGC